CATTGGTTAGAGGAGGACGATTTTAGGGGCAATGGAGGAGTCATGAATCATGAAACTGGAGATACAATGAGCAAGAGGCGCAAATCATTTACAGTTGATTATACGGGATTTGGATGGGTACTGATTAAAAAAGGAGTATTTGAAAATCTCGAATACCCTTGGTTTGCTCCTAAGATGCAAGTATTTGAATCTGGAGAAGTTCAAGATATGTGTGGAGAAGATGTTTCTTTCTGTTTAGATGCAAAAGAAGCAGGATTTGAAATCTGGTGTGATCCACAGATTCGTGTAGGTCATGAAAAGATGAGAGTGATTTGAGAATATAAATGCATATGCATAAACTTCTCTCAGAACTTTCTCATCTTCTTTCATAGGATTAAACTATAAGAACTTACTTATTTTGTAAGTTCTTATAGTTCTTATAGTTCTTATAAAAAATTCGTCAAAAACCGTTTCTTAAACATAAGAGGAAAATAAAAAAATGGCTTTAAATAAAAAAGAAGCAAAAATCGAAAGCACTCCAAAAAACACTAGTCAGGGGCAAGGAAAAAATACTAGATATTCAAAAACAAGCCGTAATGATTCTAGAAAAAAATATAGAGGTCAAGGTAAAGGATGAGTTGCTTAATTACTAATTTACCAGCCCAAAAAGTATGGGTACGTAAAGAATATCTTTTAGACCTAAAAGATGGACATGGAGAATTCGTAGAAGGTGTTTGGATATCGGCAAAATCTATACCTGGACGTGCTTTTTATTTTGAAACATATTTACCAGAATATGCGGCAATGTTCGATAAATTACCAATTTCTGCTTTTTTGTCTCGTCCACAATTACCAGATCCAGACTTAGATTTGCAAAATTTACAATTTTGGAATTGTATGGATTATGGGGTAACAAATATACATAAACAATTTATTGGATCGATGCATTGGAAAATTTATACTCGTAATTTTGGAGAAATTAGCGGATCATATATTTCAACATTAGATAATTATCACGAAGGAGCAGATCAAATCGATTATAGTGTAAGCGAAATACCACAAGAACACAAATCATTCAATTTAATTGAACTTCAAAATGGACAGTATGCATTATATCCAAATAATCGTTGTCGTATTTACGATGTATCATTAACTCCAACAAATGCAAAAACTCCAGATTTTAAAGTGTCAACTCAATATTTTGAAGTTGAAAATGATATAAGTTGGGGTAGACTTGGAGACACTGATGAATATTTTTACCAAACTATAGAAGAAAAACATAATAAATAGATTTTTTCACTAGACCGAAAATTGAAAAAATTTTCAATGGGTACTCACCTCCTTTTGGAGGTATACGATATAGATTTTAATCTCCTGAATGATAGTGATATTATTCGGGAGATTATGGTACGTGGAATCGAACGTGCTAAAATGACAATACTAAATATTTTTTCTCATCGTTTTATTCCTCAAGGTTGCACTATCGTAATTGCACTTGCAGAAAGTCATGTCTCTTGTCATACTTGGCCAGAAAATGGATGCCTAACAGTAGACATTTACACTTGCGGTGAAGGAAATCCAAAAATTATTGCAATTGAACTTTTAAAATATTTTAATTCTTGCAATTATAACATAAGAAATATAAATCGTTAAATATATTTGGAGATAGAAACCTCCATCATAAAAGTTCTGTTTTATTTTTAAAACAGGAGAAAAATGTCTAATTTACCAGTCGATAGAGACAAAGAATATATGCGTCAAATGTGGGGAACTACACATTTGATTACGGATTATAAAACAGAACCGCCAAAAAGAATCATTCAAGAAATTATGCATGATTTGGCACCCAATCATGATTTAAAAAAACAAACTGATCTTCATGAAAAAATTCGTAATGATGAGGATTATGATGATTGGGAATATGGAACGGAACCAAATTATGGAAAAACTTGGTAAAAAGTATTATAGATATATAAAGGCGAAAAACAAATGAATGGCAGTAACAATTTCTCGTAGTTTTAAAGATATCAGTTTATCTTTTGCGAAACATCCAGTTACTAATGATTTGGTTATTTTAAAAAATGAAGATGCTATTAAAAAATCTGTTATAAATCTTGTTAGGACTCGTTTAAATGAAAGATTTTTTAATGATTTATTAGGAACATCAGTTGATAATACATTATTTGAAGTAGGAGATTCTGACACATTCTCCTTTTTGGAAGAAGAAATTACAACTTTATTGAATAACTTTGAACCAAGAATTAATCTAAAAAGTGTTTTACTTGAATTTATAGAAGATTTAAATAATTTAAATATAAAAATTTCATATGATATTGTTGGATTGCCTTTTCCTATTCAAAATATAGAATTTATTTTACAACCAACTAGAGTATAATGGCATTTAATCAGTTTACTAATTTAGATTTTAATGATTTACGTGCTCAGATTAAAGACTATCTGAGATCAAATTCTAATTTTACTGACTTCGATTTTGAAGGATCAAATTTTTCCGTCCTGATTGATACTCTTGCATACAATTCATATATTACTGCATATAATACTAATATGCAAGCAAATGAAGCATTTTTAGATAGTGCAACATTAAGAGAAAATGTAGTTTCTCATGCTCGTAATATTGGTTATGTGCCTCGTTCAAAAAGAGCTTCCAAAGCAAAAATAAATTTTTCAGTAAATACGCAATCATATCAATCTAAAACAGTAACATTAAAGGCAGGTCCAGTTGCATTAGGAGCAGTTCAAGATGGTAATTATATATTCTCAATACCATCTGAGGTAACAGTCTCCGTAAATAATTTAAATGAAGCAATTTTTAATAATTTAGATATTTACGAAGGATCTTATTTAACAAAACAATATACAATTGATTATAGTCAATCAAATCAAAAATTTATAATACCAAATTCAAATGTAGATACATCAACAATTCGTGTGACTACAACTGGTACTACAACTGAAGTATATTCATTATATGAAAATTTTATAAATGTAGATAAAACATCTAAATTATTTTTAATTCAAGAAATTGATGATGAGAAATATCAAATTTTATTTGGTGATGATCTTATAGGAAAAAAACCAAAAAACGGCAGTGTAATTAATATTTCTTATATTGTAACTAATGGAAAATCCGCAAATGGATCTGCAAACTTTACTTTTTCTGGAAATATTAAAGATAATAACGGAAACAATATTACAAGTGGCATTTCTTTAGTTACTACACTAGTATCATCAGAAAATGGAGATGATATTGAAACGATAGACTCAATCAAATATCTTGCACCAAGAGTATATGCTTCTCAATATAGAGCTGTAACTGCAAATGATTATAAAGGTTTAATTCCTTTTCTTTATTCGAATGTAGATTCGGTGACTGCATATGGTGGTGATGAACTGACACCACCACAATATGGAAAAGTTTTTATTTCAATCAAACCAAGAAATGGAAATTTTCTATCAGAAATTACAAAAAATGAAATTAAGAAAAAACTAAAACAATATTCAATTGCTGGGATTAAACCGGAAATTATCGATTTGAAATACTTATATGTCGAAATTGATTCTACAATTTATTATGACACATCATTTACTTCTGATCCTGTTTTGCTCAAAAATCAAGTTTTAAATAGTTTAAGTTTTTATTCAAATTCTTCTGATGTAAATAATTTTGGAGGAAGATTTAAATACAGTAAATTAAATACAATAATTGATAATACTAATCGAGCAATTACTTCAAATATCACTAAAGTTAGAATGAGAAGAGATCTTTCGGCAGAACTGAATAAGTTTGCTACATATGAAATATGTTTTGGAAATAAATTTCACCAAAAAACAGAAAAATATAATATCAAATCTTCAGGATTTAATATTAAAGATGTTGCAGACACCTTATACTTGACTGATTCTCCAAATGATTCTTTAACTGGAAATATAATATTTTTTAAACTTGTAAATAATATTCCAACAATTGTATCTTCGAATGCAGGAACAGTTGATTATTTAAATGGAGAAATCAAATTAAATATAGTAAATATTTCATCAACATCATTGCCAAATAATACAATAGAAATACAAGCAATGCCAGAATCAAATGATATACTTGCGTTAAAGGATATTTATTTAAAAATAGATATGTTTAATACTGTGGTAAATACTATACAAGATGTAATCAGTTCAGGAGAAAATACTTCTGCTACTGAATATGCATCAACATCGAGTTATTTAAACGGATACTATACAAGATAAGATGACGGAAATCAAAAGAATAAAAATCAATCACATTTTAGATTCACAAATTCCTGAATTTTTGAATGAGGAATCACCACTTTTTCAGGAATTTTTAGATCAATATTATACATCACAGGAACATCAAACAGGAATAGTAGACTTATCATCTAATATTCAAAAATATAAAAAAATACAAAATTTTAATAGTGAAACATTAATAGATCTAAATGTTCCTTCGATATTAACAGATGATGTTTTATCTTTTGATGATACTATTTCCGTATCTCATACAATTGGATATCCAAGTAAATATGGATTAATTAAAATTGATAATGAAATTATTACTTATACAGGAATAACAACAAATAAATTTACTGGGTGTATTCGTGGATTTAGTGGTATCGATAGTTTAGAAAAAGATAATAATCCAGGACTTTTAAATTTTTCAATTACTGAAGCATCTGAACATAAAAAAGATACACCTTTACAAAATTTAAATTTTATATTCTTCTTTGAAATATTTAAAAAATTTAAATATCAGTTTTTGCCTGGTTTTGAAGAAAGAAATCTTTCTCCTAATATTTCTTTGGGAAATATTTTATCAAGAGCAAAGGATTTTTATTCTTCAAAAGGAACATCACAATCTTTTAAAATTCTTTTTTCGATATTATATGGATCAGAAATAGAAACAATAAATCCTCAAGAATATATGTTGAGTCCATCTGACAGTAATTATTTTGTAACAAAAAATATTTTAGTTGAAAAAATTTCTGGGAAAAATGCTACTTCATTAAAGGGCGAAACATTAAATCAATTTATAAGTGGAATTGGTACAGTTACTGCTGCTATCTATAATGTTGAGTATAGGCCAATACGGGATAAAGATTTTTATGAAGTATCTTTAGATTCTACATCTTTTACTGGAAACTTTGAAATTACAGGATCAACTAAAGTAGTTGAAACTGTTCTTGCATCAAATAATACAATTACTGTCGATTCTACAGTTGGATTTGCACAGTCAGGAACAATTATTGCACAAAAAACAGATTTAACACAATTAAATTTATCATATACAGATAAAACGAGTACTCAATTTTTAAATGTTACTGGTATTGACCAAACTTTAAATTTTGGAGACTTTATTTACGAAAGCAAATTAGCATATGCATATGACAACCAATCAGATACACCATCTTTAAATGAATTTAGAATTATTAGTGTAATTGATAAAATTGATACTAAAAATTCTTCTGGATTAAAAATTGGAGATAAAATATCACTCAGTTCTTTTGGAAAAAACTTATCAGGAAATACAAATTTTGATAGTTGGATTTATAATATACCAACATATCATAATATAAGTGGAATAACATCTAATGCTGCTGGTAGTTATACCATAACATTAAAAGATAATATTAAATTTTACAAAGATGAAAAGGTTATTATTAATATTGCAACCACAATTCCAAAAAATATACCTGCAAAAATTACGGGTATTACAAATTCTACTATAATTGGTTTAGAAGCAAGTGAAAGTGGATTCGATATTTCGGATGTTAATAAAATTAGAATTCAAAAAACAATTAATAAAACTAATTTTTTAAATTTTATTGGTATATCAAGTATAAATTCAGCAATTCAAAATACTTATATCGACAAAGAAGGAAAATATTTATATGTAACAACTTCTGGTTTTCCAAATTATGAAATTAGTTCTACAGATACAAAAAAAGTTGTTCCTATAGGAACAGGGTCAACTACAATTTTGAAAATAATTAATCATAATTTATCATCTGGAGATAAAATTTATTATGATCCAAAAACTTCTGTAGGAATTGAAACTGGAATTTATTTTGTAAAAAAAATCAATGACGAGAATATATCATTATCCTATAGTGATAATAACTTATTTGCTGAAGAATATATTAATGTTGGTATTGCAACCACAAATGGTTTTATCTTTAAACTTGGTTATGAAAATAAAACTATTAAAGATCAAAAAATATTAAGAAAATTTAATTTAACCGACAATCTTAATTATTTTGATAATGAAACTAGCAGAACCACATTCAATAGAAATCTTGGATTATTTATTAATGGCGTAGAGTTATATTCACCTACTCTATTTGATGAGAATATTTATTATGGAAAAGTAGATTCGATCCAAATAACAAATCCAGGAAAAAATTATGATGTAATAAATCCTCCCGAATTAATTATAAGTGATTCTGTAGGTATTGGTTTAAACATAAAAAACATTGGATCTGAATGTAAAGCAAATTTAATTCTTTCTGGATCATTAAAAGAAGTACAAATAAATTCTCCAGGAATTGGATATGTCAAAAAACCAATATTAACTTTAATGGGTGGTAATGGTTCTGGTGCAGTATTAGAACCCAATTTAGTTAAAACAAATATTACTGCAATATTTAAATCAGATTCAGAATCGATTGATACCTCTACAGATACAATAACATTTATAAGTAATCACAATTTTGTTAATTATGAAGAAATAGTATATCATTCAAATGGAAATAC